TTGAAGTTTCACGTATTTCAGGAAAAGTATAATGATATTTGTCATAAGATTTTTCTGCATGTTCTTTACAAAGTTCTTTAAATTTATTAAGTCGTAATCTAGAATCCAATCTCCCATCTTCAATTAATTTATTTACTTTTTCTCCTATAATTTTTATAACATGTTCATCAGACATAAGTCTTGTGACAATAGTTTTTTTGCCCATTCCATAAGCCATACCAAAATTCTGATTTTTTGCATTGTCTCTTTCCATTAAAAGTAAATCTGCGACCCATTGATGATAGTCTGTTGCTGGATCTTCGTTATATGCTTTTATTGCCGATTTAATTTTACAGTAATGAACAATTAAACGATATTCGATTTGAGAAGCATCATCTGAAATGTAGCCCTCTTTTTCGTGTGGATGAATAAGTTTTTTAGATCTACTATTTTGTTGCTGTGAATTTGGTTTACTACAAGATAAACGACTTGTTCTAATTGCTTGATTATAATTAGGATGTATTATTCCGTCAACATTAAGTTTTAAAAAAGTGTCAAGAAACAAACTTTTAAATTGTTGTTCAGTTCTATATTCAGTTATAAGATCAACTACCTGTTTGATTTTTTCATTGCTTGTTACTAACGGATGAACTTTATATAATGCCATCGCATTTTTATCAAAACTTGGACGACCGGTATCTATTAAATGTCCACCCTTTTTTTCTTTTATTGTAAGTAAAATTGGTAATTTAAATTGTTCCAATAAAATTTCTTGTAAACAATTATTTGAATTAGTAAATTCTTTTCGTTCTGTTAAATGTTCAATTTTTTCAGCATTATTTATCATAATTTTTAATGCTTGAATTGATTGCATTTTGCATTCTGTTTCGTCTATTTTCAAACCATCTTTTTCCATATCAAATAAGATGGGGGTCAATTTAGTTTCAATTTCAATTAAATCTTTAACTCTTTCAGATTGTTCTCCAGTAGTTTCTTCAATACGTCTTTGTAAATTTTCTTGTAAAAATCTATATAATTTTCTATTCATTCTTACATCATCATTAGCATATTCCCCAAGTATTCTTATAGGAACATCGGCAAAAGATTTTGATTTTGGTTTTAAACTATCTAAATACATTTTAACTCTATCTAAACTACCAGTATCATAATCTAACCAATCTTTACATAATGGTTTTAGTCCATAACCTAATCTATCACTATAATATAATTTACTAAGAGTTAAAGTATCTACAAGTCGGCATTTGAATTCTACTCCATCTCCAATATCAAACATCATTGCATCAAATTTTACAAGATGATTTATCCAATCTCCACAAGATTGTAAAATATCTCTTATCCAATCCATTACATTCTTTATAGGGAGATTATTTGAATTTATAGCAGTATGGCGAATAGGAACATACCAAATATCTGAAATATCATCAACGGAAATACTAAATCCACAAATTTTATCCCCTTTCCAAGGATATAATCCACCTAATTCGTTATCATCAAAAACTCGTTTAGTTTCTGTATCTAAAAAAATTTCTTTCCTATTTTGCAGATTAGGAAGTTCAGAAAGTTTTTCAATTATATGGAAATTATCTCGTAGATCAATCATAATTTAATGCTATTTTTAACTTCATTCCCAAAAGCATCCCATCCTTTATGATTTTCTCTTGCAAACATTTCGAGTTTATCATGAAGATGTGCAAAAGTGAATTCTATCCATTGTCGAACACATTTAGGTTTTTGACTATGAATTTTTTTATTTTTTCTTTCTTTAAAAATTGATCCAATTCTGCAATATGAATCAGGAGGGTGTATTTTTCCTTTTGTACCAATTAAAAGAATTTCATGTTGTCCTAAAAACCAATACCCTAATCCTGGATATCCTTTATCCCAAATTGCTTGCGTCTTATATCTAAAATCCCATGCTTTTAATACTTCTAAAGCTTCAATAATTTTAGGAGCAGTTGCCCAAAGAAATAAAATACAATTTTCTTTAGAAGGTATTTTTAATTTCTTTATATCTTCTAAAGACATTGTTTTATAATGTGCATCAGGACTACTAGCATATGTTGCAGCAAAATTATAACTCCAAGGACAATCAGCATAAATTATATCGTATTTTTTATTCATTATTCATACAACCAATTTTTAATTAGTTTATTATCTAAATCTTTTTCTATTTGTTCTTTAGTCCAATGAGGGAGTGTTCTATCTAACATTGCTTTTGCATTATTAGGTTCTACAGCCCAATGTTCTGCAAGTATTTCAAAAGCTACTGCATCTATAACACCAGAATCAATTATAATATTAGCACAATTAACACAAGCGGAAAATGTTGTAAGTAGAATAGTTTTTCCACGTTGGCCATTTCGTTTCATTTGTTTTAAATATTTCATTATAACTCTTGGCTCAGCATGGCTACATCCACAAGCTCCTTTTATTCCAGAACATTTATTTTCTGGTCCAGATGGTCCATTTATGGCAGTGAAATGAATTATTAATTCATTTTGCAAATCTATTTCTAAAATAGCTGCACCAACTGCCTTTCGTTTACAAACTTGATTTTTTTCTGCTTCAATTTTTATTTGATCAAATGTTCGTAGAACAACTTGCTTAATAAGTTGTTCAAATGTTGGATTACCTTTTATTATATGAAATGCTTTTAGTAATTCTATTTTATTTTCTTTTTCCATTTTATATTCCTAATAACTCTCTACGATTTATCCATTCACGTACAATAGTTTCTATGTCTTTATCTGATACAAAATTTAGTTGAGTATAATTAAATGCTGGATTAGGTAGAATATCAAATTTATAATCACAATCATTAGTTAAAGCATATTCTTTAAATATTTTATTTGCTTCACAAAGAATAGGCCAACTTAAAAGATTTCCACGCTGATCTTCTCTTATTCGTTGTTCATATCGTTGTTCATCTCCAGCATAAAGAACGATAATAAGTCCACCAACGCTGCGAATCCAAGAATTTATTATTTGTAATTGTCTTGGAAATATTCTATTTGAATGATAACATAAACCACCAAGATGAAATCTATCTTGAACGGCACAAGGATTTATCATTTTTTTATAATCATTAAAAAAATCAAATATTTGTTCATTAGGTCTGGTCATCCAACTATAAACAACTGGATATCCTAATTGAGAAACTTTCGCTACAATTTTTTTTGCTAAAATTGTTTTACCCAAACAATCTGAACCTTCTATTACTAACATTTTATTTTCCTTAAAGCAGTTCTTGCAGGTGGAATAAGACTTTGATGTTCTTGTAATAATCTATTTCTACCTTCTTTTAATGCTCTGACAAAATTAGGTCGTTGCCAATTTTTTCCTTTATCTCTTAATCTTGGATTTGTAACTGGATCACGAGTGGCTTTTGTTGCATTAGAATTACAAACTTCTTGCATTATTTCTTTTGTAGGAAGCCAATAACTTACTGCTGTTCCAATTACAACATATAATAAATCACCTAATCCATCACTTGTTTTTAATTCATCTCCTTCATTTATTCCTTGCATTAATTCACCAAGTTCTTCAGCCATTAAATGAAGTCTATAAAAAGATTCATTATTGCTTCCTGATAAACGATAATATCTATAAGCTATTTTTGCAATACAAAAAATATATTTCACTAATAATAGCATTACAATTTTTGATATTCCTTTGTTAGCTTTAAGAAATAAAGAATAAGGAAATTGATGTTTTTTGTGAAAATCATATATTGCTTTTTGTGTTTCTATCATTTTATAATCCTATAATAACAAAATATTCCGGGCAGAAATAATATCTGCCCGGAATTGAGAATTAATTAAAAATCTTCATTACCTTTTACAGCAGCTTCATCAGGAGAATTAATTTCATCATCTTGTATCATTAAACGCTGCTTATTAAATAATTCTTTAAATTCTAAATGTAGAGTTTGCATTGTTTCAGCTTCATCTGGTAAAATAATTGAGGGATTTGCTGCTTCAAATTGAAAACCATACCATTTTCTTGTTGCATCAGGAGTATGATGTATTGTTTTCAATTTCCAGACTTGTGCCCAAAGAGGGACTGGCATTGATTTTCCATTTATTGTTTGTCTTCGGAGTGATACTGCTGAAATGAAATTTTTACCTTGAGTCCATTCTCCTCTTTCAAAAGATAATGTTACTGGAGTTCCAACAAGAGGATGTTCTCCATAAATTAAACCCACAAAGCGAAGATGCTCTATATAACCATAATACATTTTATCCTTATCTGGCACATTATCTTGGCCTTCATAAAGTTCTTTTCGTGAATCTGCACTTTTAGATTTAATAGCAAGTTCACTGGTTGGGTCATGACTACGATCTAAGATCATTGGACCAGTACCTTTTAGATCACGCCATTTTGCCCACTCAACAAAAAAGAACAAAGGAACAAAATCAAATGAATCTGGTTGATCTTTGTGCTTACAAATCATTACATCGCCAGGACGAATGATAACAGAACCAACACCAAAATTAGAAATCAATTCAGCATCAGTTGTAGCTTGAATAATCTTAAAACGAGGAACTATTCTATGTTCTTTAAGATTATCCAGACTATCATCCTGCTCAATATATTTAGCAAGATAATTAGGATCTATTCCTTCCACTTTATTTATTGCTGTTTCTGTTCGTGAACTTTTTTGACTATTGCCATTTTCTTTTTCCATTTAAGTTCTCCTCAAAATTTTAATTTATTATAATACATCAAAAATAGTATTATAAACTTTATTTTATTTAACGCAAGTAAAAAATAAAATTATTTTAATTTCTCATTTTATTTCCTCCTTTCTATCTTCTGAATTAGAAGTATATATATAAATTGTTCTGCTCCAATTATTTGTACCAAGAATCTTAGTTACAAACTGTCTGAGTATTTTTTCTCTTCTTTTTGTTTCTGTCATTTTTCTCTTTTCTTTCTATATATTGTAATATATTTTGGATATTGTTTTCCAAATCCTTTTGGAATTTGTTTACCTTCATTCATTTGCTTTGTTAAAAATTCAGAACACATTTTCCAATCAAGACGTAAAATTCCCGCCTCTGCAACTTTTCTTGGAACACCAAAATAATTTGTAAGTTGATAATATTCTTCAGTAAATTTATTTGGAATGCCAGCTTCCATTTTTACATCTGGAATACCAACAGCTAATTGTCCATCAATTCGCATTTTAATTGTAGGATCTGATAATGAATTTTGTACAAGACGATAAGCGATAATCTGCCCGCATAAGTCTTTTCTTGCTTTCACTTCTTTGCGTAATTCATCAAATAAATTTTCTAATTCTCTGCAAAGAAACCCAAAATCACAAAGGTCTTCACTATTTAATTGTTTTGATTTTAACTGTTCATTATTTTTTGCTAAAAATCCATAAACCAAATTATAAACAGATTGAACCTCTTCTTGTATAATTACAAATTCTTTTATTATTTCTGTAGAAGGTTGCTCTGTTATCTTATCAAAAACTTTTTGCTTTTGTTTTTGTTCTTTTGGAAGTTCTTTATTACAAAAAGGACATATTTCCAATCGTTTTTCTGTAATAAAAACTTCTTTACAATACAAACATTTCTGTGCGATTTTCTTTTGCATTTTATTCTCTACTTAAATTTAAAATTAAATAATATTATTGGCATTAATCCTTCAACCTTTGTTTCTTGTTTATTAGTAAATTGCCCAAACACACCAGCATCAGTTGAATTTATAGTCATTATATTTGTATTCAAATAAGTTGCTCCAACAGAAAAACCATTCAATTGTACAGATTCACATCCAGATATAAATAATATTCCTAATATTAATAATAGAATTAAAATTTTAATTTTTGTTTTCATTTTTTCTTATCTCGATATTGTTGATAAACTGTAAATGGATTTTGTTTTGGTTTTACTCCTAAATTTATTATCATATCTACGAATATAGAATTAGCTTTTATCATTGTTTGTGTATTAGCTTTTATTATTTGAAAATCTCTTAATAAAACTTCTTTAGCTTCAACTATTTTTGTAAATAATTTTACATCTGCTTTTGGATTTTTATCAGGATGATGCTTAAAACTTAATTCACGAAATTTCTTTGTAATTATCTCTTTCGAAATTTCTGTGCCAAACTTAAAACCAAAAATATTCAATGCTTCACCTATTTGCATTTTATTTGTTTGTCTTGGCATTACTCACCCCAATTATTAGCCTAAAAATGCGGTTACAACTCCCAGTTTGCCCGTAGCTGGCTTATAGGTGCTTTGCTACACCTTATAGGTCGTTTGGTCTTTAATGGGTCACTGGAGAAGGATTTAAGAACATAAAAAGGCTATGTTTTATCATTTCATAAGTTTTTAACATTTTAACCTATATCCACATTAAATTTTGTATAACATTTATTACAAACCACATAACCTGTATTTAATTCATTCCCAAGAATAATTAAATTATTACACTCAGGACAACGTACACAATAAAAAGAACCTGCTGATGAAATTTTTTCTACTTTCACTTTCTGCATAATTTGCTGTATTTCTTCATTT